CTTCTGGAGTATCCGCAGTACAGCCGTCCAGAAGAGAGGCATGGCAAAAAAGTACCGGAGGTTCTTATGTCCGGTCATCACGCAAACATAGAAAAGTGGCGCAGAGAGCAGTCAATTTACCGCACGGCAAAAAGACGCCCGGATCTTCTTAAGAAAGCTGATCTGACAAACAAAGAATGGAACTATGTGCGCCAGTTAAGGAAACAGTGGAAGGAAGAAGAGGAGCAGATAAAATGAAAACATCAGATTTTTATTATGACCTTCCTCAGGAACTGATCGCTCAGGATCCTCTGGAGGACAGAAGTTCATCCAGACTGATGCATCTGTCTTTAAAAGATGGCAGCATTGAGCATCGCCATTTCACAGATGTTCTGGATTATATGGAAGAGGGAGACTGCCTGGTCATCAACGATACAAAGGTAATCCCTGCCCGGTTATACGGACATAAAGAAGAGACAGGAGCACTAATCGAAATCCTGCTTCTGAAGCGAAGAGAGAATGATATCTGGGAGTGTCTGGTAAAACCCGGAAAGAAGGCACGCCCGGGTGCTAAGATCACATTTGGAAATGGTATTTTAAAAGGTGAGATCATTGATGTGGTGGACGAGGGAAACCGTCTGATCCAGTTCCATTATGAAGGAATCTTTGAGGAAATCCTGGATCAGCTTGGCGAAATGCCTCTGCCGCCTTATATTACACATAAACTGAAAGATAAGAACCGTTATCAGACAGTTTATGCAAAGAACGAAGGCTCCGCAGCAGCACCGACAGCAGGATTGCACTTTACTAAAGAGCTTCTTGAAAAAGTAAAGGAAAAAGGCGTCAATATCGCTCATGTGACTCTTCATGTAGGTCTCGGAACTTTCCGCCCTGTCAAAGTAGATGACGTGGAAAGCCACCATATGCATTCCGAATTCTACATAGTAGAGGAGGATCAGGCAAAGCTGATCAATGACACAAAGAAGGCAGGTAAACGTGTAATAGCAGTAGGAACCACAAGCTGCAGAACACTGGAATCTGCAACAGGAGAAGATGGAATTCTGAAATCCGGAAGCGGATGGACAGAAATCTTTATCTATCCGGGCTATCATTTCAAAATGATCGATGCCCTGATCACAAACTTCCACTTGCCGGAATCCACACTTGTGATGTTGGTGTCTGCGCTGGCAGGCAAGGAGAATATCATGCATGCCTATGAGACTGCAGTGCAGGAAAAGTACAGATTTTTCTCTTTTGGAGATGCCATGATTCTGATATGACACCGTTTTCTAACATTTGTTAGATACCATAAAACATAGAAAGCCGGGAGCGATTTCCCGGCTTTTGGCATTTAGAACCAATTACTTGTCTTTATATATGAATCTATGAGTTAGCCCATTTTTGAATGTAATAGCAGTAATCTTTCCGTCGGCTGTGTAGATGGAGTCGAGAATAGTTTCCATATATGCTTTTAAAATATCTGGATCCACAGTGCTGACCAGTTTTTTGAAATAGATATATTTTTTATTTTTTAATTCTTTTTGAATCAGTAAATGACTGGCTTGCTTAATAAATTCTTCATCTGAAAGGAAGGAGGCTTGATCTTGCGTCATAAGCCCCAATTGCCTGTTGATATTATCTAAATGAGATGAGATTTCACTTTTCCGAATGATAAAATCTTTTTCCGACATGGAAGTCTCAGAATATAAATAAAGGTCCTGTAAACGCTGGAGTGCTCGCTCCTGCTTTTCTTTTTCTTTTCTAAGTTTTGAAAGTTCCGGATCAACAGCTGCCTTTTTCTTTCGTGGGCTCTTGACTGAAAAAATATAAGATCTGTCAGAACCATATCTTGACAGGAGATTAAAAAAGCTATTAAGCCCATTTTCTTCAACAGAAGATACTTCGGAGAAAACAGATCCGGATAAAAGAGCAGCGTTCAATTCATCTGGCGTATTTATTGTAGAAAATGTTTTCTTGGCGTTGAGCATATTCAGAATGTAATTGATAACGAATTCACCTATGACGATATCATTTACAGTAGGATTATTACATTTTTTAGTGTTGCGTCTTAAAGGACAACCGTAGTTTGAAGTACGATATCCATCAACATGAAGTCTGCCAGGGGTAGACACCATCTTACTGCCGCATTTATCACAATACATAATTCCTTGGAAGATATGTGTTTTTGTAGAAAGATGAACCCTTCCTGGAAGATTGTCCATATTTCGTTTGTTAGATTTCATAATACTTCTCATTGTTTGATGCTCTTCCAGTGTAAATATTGCCGGATGGTGATTTCGAATCATAACCCATTCTTCTTCCGGGTTGATTGTTCTGCTTTCTACTCCCTTATATCGATTATATCGGTAGATTCCTGCATAAAAAGGGCTTGAGGCGATGATCCATACTGAATGAGGGGACCAGCTTACCCCAGCTCGTGTTTTATATCCTTTTTCGTTCAAAGCTCTGCTGACATAAGCAAGTGACCGATTAAGCAGATAAAGATCTTTTAATTCACGGCAAATGGAGGCTTCGTCTTCACGTATGGAAAAGACTTTTTCTTTAGGATCATAACTATATCCAAAAGGAATGCGTCCACCGTTCCATTGGCCACTGTTAGCTCTTGATATCATAGTTGCTGTTACACGCTCAGATGTCATGTTTCTTTCCAACTCGGCAAAAACCAATATGATTTTCAACATGGCTTCTCCGATTGCAGTTGAGGTATCAAATTGTTCGTTCTTACTTACAAAGGTTACACGTAGCGAACGCAGCTCCTCATACATTTCCGCAAAGTCCAATAGATTTCTGGATACCCTGTCTATTTTCCAAACCAGAACATGAGTGAATTCGCCCTTTCGGATTCTCCCCATCATATTCTGAAATGCTGGTCTGTCTGTATTTTTTCCAGAATACCCTGCATCTTCAAAAATTTCATAATTATCGGTTCCGAGGATGAGCTGGCAGTATGCAATTAAATCCTTTTTCTGCATGGGGATAGAGTCTTTGTCTACCTGATGAATGGTAGAAACTCGAATATATATAGCGACTTTTGTTTCGCGTACAGACGGAGTGTTGCCGATTAGATTAGTTCTCTTTCGTGCCATATGGATGCTCCTTTGTTGGAATATATGTAATATCTGTTTGACAAAAAGTATATGAATAGATATAATGTACTTAACAAGAGAACCGTTGGTCAGTGCACACCTGACCGCCGGATAGAGTAGTAACTAAAAAATAGCGCCTTACTTTACCAGAGCAGGGGCGCTATTTTTTATGCATTAAATTGATAACAAGAGTTACAACTGCACAAAGCATAATTACAAAGGTAAAAAGATCTCCATATGTAACCATCAGCACCAGCCTCCTTTCACATAAGTGTCCGGCGGCTGACATAACACCCCAACGGTTCCCCAGTTAAATATACTATTCTGTTTTTTCTTCTTCCATCTTCTCCATCATTCCCAAAAAGATACGTTTTCCCTTCTTGGATAACTGACGGTACCGCAGGATGATATCCTGTTCGTCTTCTGAAGCAATGGCACAGCTGTATTCAGAATTCCCTACTAAATAATCTATGGAAGTATCAAGGGCTTTAGAGAGCCTGCCGGCAACATCTATCCCTGGGATAACTGTTCCTGTCATGATATCCTCAAAGGAATCTTCGGAAATTTCTGATTTAGTGATCAGATCGGACGGGTTCAGCTGCAACTGATCCATCCGGTCTTTTATTTTTGCAGAAAGAGCAGGAGCTTCTTTTTGCTCTGTTGTAGAATATTTTTCAGTGGTCCGGCCAAGAAGATAATCTGCCGGCACGCCGAAATATTTTGCACACTGATTAACCAGTTCGGTGGATGGCTTGGTGTAGCCTCTCTCAATATTCGAGATTACCTGGGCAGAAACTCCTACAGCTTTTCCCAACTCAGACTGGCGTAGACCTGATTCAGTGCGGAGAGATTTGATTCGTTTTTGTATATTCATATAAAACCTTCAATTAGTTGATTGATTCATATTCATATCCATTTTCAGTTACTGAAATGTTACCAATAGTTTCAGTAACACTTCCTTCATTATTGATTTTTCCGTATGTTCCTAGTCCAGTAAAAGAACCGGCGAAACAAATCCCCGTACCATCATCACAGATGATAGAAAACCAATTGTAACCGCTATCCTTTACTTTGGCATTAAGAAAATTGACATAGCCTTTTTCCGAAATTTGTTTCAATACCTCCTTTGGAATGGTAATGAATGCGCGTTGACCAATTATTTGCGTATTAGAACCATTATATACATCGGCAGTCATTACGACAGCATTCATCAATCGTTGATCATTTTCATTATCAGAAGTTGCAGGAACCGTTTCTGATATTTCGGTAGATGTTTGATTTTCTGGTGTAACATTTTTATATTCTGATAATTGCTCTTTTAATTCTTGATTTTCGGTTTCAAGACTTTCAATTTTTTTGTTTAACTCATCAATTTTTTGCTGCAATTTAGAGGATGAAACGGAAACTGAATTTCCATTAGAATCTTTCATAAATACCTCTTTTTTTATACATAAAGGATATGCAGGTGCATTTTCAGATGCAAATACGCCAAAAACAGTATTTAAATAATCAAAATCCTCAATTCCGTAATCTGTAAATTCTTGTTCTTGAAAGCCAAATTTAACAACTCCCTTTTTACCAGAATTTATCGTATTGCAAGACATCCCCATAGAAATTTGAAAACCATCCACATCAGAATTATCCAAGGTGAATATTATAGAATCTGAAGATTTATTATCAATCATTATTTCTATGTTATAATAACCGTTTTCGTAAAAGGTACGTTGTATTTTGGCAGAATAGTCTTTGCCGTCATATATGTCAGGAGTTAAATTGTCTTCAGTTATATTTATGACGGAGCTATCTTCTGACGCAGAAGAAGATTCGTCTTTGGCAAATATATATATGGAAGAACTATTATTTGCAAACAATAAGGAACAGCAAGACAGAAATATAATAATACTTTTCTTTTTCATAGTTTATTTTCCTTTCCTGCTTCGGTACCACTCGAAGCTTATTATTTTGCTTGTTTATGAATCATTTTAGTAGGAAGAGCTTCTTCGCGCCTCTGCTCTTTTAATAACTTTTTCATATCGCCGATAATAATGTCTCGATTATCCTCATTTAATTCGAGAAATACATTTAAAAATTTTTGAGCAATTTCATCAAGAGGATTACCATAAGTTTGTTCTTCGAATTCTGGACCGCCTATAATATATTCATCCGAGACACCATAAAAATCAGCTATTGTATATATGTCAGAACGAAAAAGACTTGAATCGGTATAATAACCAGAAAGAATTTCTGTTTTTAACAAAGGTTTTAAATCTTCTATATTTTTACGAGAATGAGCAGCTAGTTTGGAAATTCTATTCGAAATATCACGGCATTCGATGAGTTGTTTTGTAGTAGAAGCATCATTACCTAAAAGATAATCTGTTGTAACACCGAATATAGAAGCTATATTTGCCAGAGTATCATTGTTAGGACTAGATACTCCATTTTCCCAGCTACTAACTGTTTGCTTTATTACCCCCAATTTACTTCCCAATTCTGATTGAGTTAAATGGTTTTGCTTCCGCAATTCCTTAATTCTTTTTCCAAGCATAATATAACCTCCTGATGAAATTATAGTCCAAAAAAAGTGGACATACAATAAAAAAAAGAAAAGTCCAAAAATAATTGACAAAAGCATTGACAATCCATAAATAATGGATTATTATAAAAATGTCCATAAATATTGGACAGAAAGGAGAGAAATTTTGATGGCAACAACGCTGAATGTATCGCAAAGAGTAAAAGATGCCCGTTGTGATGCCGATTTAACACAGACAGAACTTGGACGAAAGATAGGAAAGTCCAAGCAATGGGTATCGGAACTTGAACGAGGAAATATTCGTTTGAGTTATGAAATGGCAGTAGTTATTTCCAAGGTATGCAATAAATCCACCGATTTTTTTTGTACCTAAAGTCCATTTTAAATAGACTTTATATTAATTATATAATGTGGAGGAAAAAAATAAATGCCTAAGTTTGCTACAAAAGCGGCCGACAATATGTTTTGTCAGGCACGATACGAGGCGGCAAAGTTCAATGAACGGTTAAGTAGCCGCGAAGGAGCTGCTGAGGAACTTGGTGTTGACCGGACAAGGCTTGCACGAATAGAACTTGGCAGTGTTACCCCTTATCCAGAGGAAGTGCTTCTGATGGCGGATATCTATAGAGCTCCTGAATTAAAAGGTAAGGGCAAAAAGAAGATGTCGTTTGAAACAGCGAAGAAAATGGTTGATCTTTTACTGTCTGGAAATAAGGGTGTGGGCGATTACATAAATCCTCAAAAAAGCCCTGGGCTTATCATTGATTTTATTGGTGGGGAACCCCTGCTGGAGATTGAATTAATTGACCAGATCTGCAGCTACACGATTAACAGGATGATCGAATTAAACCATCCGTGGCTGACGATCGGAAATGGGAAAAAGAGGACAGGAAGAAACAGGAACAAAACGACGCCAATATGGCAGAAAATGAGGAGGATTGAGAAAATGAAATTTAAAGAAGCATTTGAAGAGATGAAATCAGGAATTCCAGTAAAACTCCCGTCATGGGCTGGCTATTGGTGGTGGGATGAAGAATCCCAGACAATCCTTATGTACACAAAAGACGGTGACTGTCTGGATATAAGAGAAACACAGAATGTGGAGTATACGCTTCAGAATATTCTTTCCGATGAGTGGGTTTATGCGGATAGTCGGAACTGCCCGATTCTTGGCGGAGAAGCAACATTCTCTTTTGGAGAAGCAATTAAGTACCTGAAAAGAGGCATGAAAGTAGCAAGAAAAGGATGGAATGGAAAGAAGCAGTACATTCAGCTTGCAAGCGGAATCTCTTATAAATCGCCTACCGGAGATATCGTGAACTGTGAACATGACGCAATCGGCAACATGGCAGTAGCTTTTGTCGGAACTTCTGGTGTACAGATGGGATGGCTAGCGTCACAGGCAGATATGCTTGCTGAAGACTGGGTATTTGCATAAGAAGAGGAGGATAAATTTATGACATTAGAATATTTTTTACTGTTACTTATGATTGTATCAATCTTTACCGGCTTAGTGACTGAAGGTATTAAGAAGTTGCTTGAAGAGTCAAAAAAAACCTACAAGGCAAATTTCCTTGCAGGAGGGGTGGCTGTAGCTTTATCTCTGCTTGTTGGAGTTGGGTACATTATTTTGATGGAGGCGCAGATTAATAGCAAAA